GTTGTTTAATAATTTTTTCACCCGCACGCGTAAGGGTTTTTAAAATTTTTCCAGCGCCCGTTGTTACACCTGTTTCTTGCAATACTCCAGTAACAGGAGAAGAACCAAATTTTAATAATGCAGCAGCAACGTTAGAAGTGTTTCCTTGAACTGGAAGTCCAGCAATTTGCATACCAAGTTCTTTAAATGATTGAGCGGCGTAATGTGCTGAACTCTGTACACCTTTTAAAATATTTCCGAAAAAACCTTTATCTTGCTCTGTGTATTTTGGACTAAAATATATTTTAAGTGCATTTTGATATTCTGGAGTTAAAGCATTAAAACTTTTATATGCATCATTTTGTTGTAGAGAAGATAGGTATTGATGTGTTTCTTTTAATTGTGCAAACGCGGCAATTTGAGCCTGTTCAGTTGAAGTAATTCCTGATTGTGCTACGGCTGTAGCAACACCAGGTGAAAGCCCAGCGGCAATTGTAATTAAAGGTTTTTGCCCCATTAAAGTCCTCTAGATAATACATAATTATATAATTCTTCAACATCGCCAGTTGGGTCAATAGAAATCATTGATGACAAAATTTCTGAAAGTGAACGTTCTTTTGGAAGGCTAAGTATTTCACTTCCTGGTCCAGCACCAAAATCCATACCAGCAGTTAATGGTTCGTTAGGGCGCTCGGTTGGGGTGGAAAATGGAGTTATAGAAGGAAGTTCTAAGGCTTGTGGGGCTGGTGAACCAGCCATTGGTGCAGACATTTGTTGTTGCATTGTTGCTTGTCCTTGACCATATGGAAGTCCTGGAATATACTTGGCTGCTTGCGTACCCTTACCTGATTGTCCATTGCCACCAGTAGCAGAAATATTTGCAGGATTATTTTGAGAAGCCGTTGGGCGCATTCCACCACTATTTTGATTACCAGCCATTAGTCCTCATCCTCATCATCTAAATAGTTTGCTATGTCTGCATCTTTAGGCATCTTATAAGATACCCAATCTGGATAGGACATCTTATCCATCATAATTGCTAGCGCAATGCTTTCGGTAAACCCTGATTTTTTTAATGCTTTATAATATTCATTAAGCCATATGCAATAGGTTTCTAATGCAGAAAAAGAATCTTCTTTAACCGTTACTACTTTTTTTGGTTTCTTTGGCGTTGGCATAAATCATCTTCGCATTACTGTGCGGACGCTGGCATTCCCTTTTCCACCAGCAGTTATACTGGAAAGTAAACTTTGAATATTTGGTGTTTGTTGTTGCATTTCCATCGGTGCCCCACCTTGGTCAGGAGGAATAGAACCTCCTGCTGGTGCGCCAGCGGGAGCAGGGGACATTTGCTCAACCTGAGAAGGGGCAGACCCAGCAGGAGGAACTTGTTGTTGAGGCGCAAACGTAGCCTCTATAGCATCTTCAAGTGCTTGTCCCTTTTGGCGAGCCTTGATTACTGCTGCAATCTTGCGAACAACTTCAGAAGCATCTTGTCCTTGTGTTGCCATCTGAGGAATTGCTTGCGTGTAAGCGGTAAGCGAGCCTAGTAATGCAGCACGCATATCTTCAATTTCAATTTTTTCAAGTTCTTGAGTTACGTTAACTGTAAATGGAAGTTCACGCATAGCCATATCACGGCTGATGAGTTTGCCACCAAGGGCTTGTAGCATAAAGATAAGACCTTGTGCAGGATTAAGACCAGCCAACATTCCATAACGAACATCAGCAGAGTAATCATTTTTAATATCTTTAGTTGGCTTGTAAACAATTTCATAAGGAGAGCCAGAGTCAACACCACGAATGGTTTTTTCTTCTGGGTAAATCTTTTCATCAACTTCAAAACAAATGCCAATAACATCACGAAGTGCTGCAGCAAAGATTGCTTGAGCAGATTTAACTTGTGTATCAAAGGCTCCCATAAGAGCCTGCACACCTTGTCCAGTAACAACAGATGCACTAATGTTTCCAGTACGAGATTCAGGGTAACGAGTACCAACTCGTAATTCTTCATTAAGAAGTGTTTGTTCTGTAAATGCGCCTTGAGGTAAAGTAAGTTCTACACGACGTACTCCAGCAGGGTTGGCTGTGCGGATAACCGCATCGCCACCAAGTTGTAGTTCTTGTACATCTTGAGGTAATACAATTGGAGCCTGTACAGATTTTTCTGCTGCTTCCATTGCAAGTAACGCAAAGCGGTTTCGCAACAATTGTATACCAAGTACGTCATCAAATTGTCCACGCAGTTCACCATCAACAGATGGCTTACGTGCAACAACTACCATCATCTTGCCAAGCGGATTTGCTGCTTGAGATAAGATTAAATTTTCTTTGGTAGGCAAGTAAATAACTGATTGTTCTTTATCGTAGTAACGAATCATCTCAATCTGATGATTTAAATCTTGCTTATATCCTTCTTTACCAAGTAGTTCTCTTTCATACTCAGGGAACTGAGAGGTTAGTTCACCAAGTGTAAGCATATATCGTTTAGCAAATGCAACACAACGTCCATAGCGGTCAAACTCAGGATAAGCACCTATTGGGTTTTCTATGCGTATGCGTGGCAGTTTTGCTTCTTCATCAAGTTCAATAATGAATGGAACAAAACCATATGTTATATACCAGTCTGCTCCTGAGTACATATGTACCGAAAGGTCAGAGTGTTGAAAGTAGTTAGAAGCAATACGAGTACGCTTGTCAGCAAAGGTACGGGCACGGTCAGAAACTTGATTGGCAGCAGAACAGTTAACAGCAGGAAGCGGAGCCATAACTTCAGATAAATCACGAGCAACAATGTCAATAAAGTTTGCTACTACGTTAGCATCAACGCCCTCTGGGAAGAAGTTAGGATAGACCTGAGAAATCTTACCTTTACGGACAGCAAGAACATCTAGGTTGCGAGCATCACGCTCGTGATTACGATAGCGAAGAGAGGCTACTCGCGCTGCTATCTGTTCAATATTCAGTGCCATTTAATTCCTAACGTAAATTTATTAGTTTCCCATTGGACGGTAGGTTTTATCTACTGTATTTGATTTTGTAGTTACTCCGCCAGTAGCACGCCAAGCGGCTGGGACTGGAACACCTGCATCAATAAAAGACTTTTTAAATCTTGCAATAGCGGCAGTAGGATTCTGTTTATACTTTGCACCAACGGCTGCAATTAAAGAAGGTCCTTGACCTACATCTTTTCTTGTTTCGGTAGTTTCTGAAATGGTTTGTACCGCATCATTAAATTTTTCTTTATTGCTACCCCTTGCATCTGGATTAACCCAAGATACATCTGGACGTTTTTTTATTGGCATATTATTTTCCTTATCCGTAAGTTTCAGACCATTGAGAAGCAAAGGCTTCATCAAGATTTAGTGACGAGCGTTGTGACATTTGAGCCTGTGTAGCCCAACGGTTTGTTTGCCATTTGGCTCCGCGAGATGATTGTTGCATTAATTCTCGCACTCTGATAATAGCAAACCATAAAGCCATCACACAGTCTGTAGGATTCTTAGTGTCAGGCTTCCAAGTTATAAGTTGTTGAACTAAAGTCTTAAGACCTTCAGAACCTTCATTGCTTGGTAGTTGTATTATATTGTTATCTTGGAATCTTCCATCTCTGACAGTGCCAAAAAGACTTGCCATAGATGCCACGCCAAAACCAACATCCCACTTATTCTTACCAGTGAAATGAGAGTTGAGCGTAGTTCCATATGAGGCTAACCAGTTTCTTAATTCATCATCTAAGGCGTAAGCCTTCTGATGAGCATTGATTTCAATTCTTAACTCTTGCGGTTTATACTTAATGACCCATTCTTCCATCAGGTCACGAATTCTTTGTGGAGTAGTGTCAGTCATATTGACACAATCCAAAACATATATCTTGCTATCGGTTCTGTTGTAAGAAACTACAACTGCTCCTGTGGCTCCTGCCATTGCGGGGTCAAGCCCAATAACTGTGTATGTAGACTCAGTATGCTTTGGATGACCAGGGGTTCCTGCTTTGAGCGGTCCACGCTTTCGCATTCCATTAACGCTACCTGCAACAACTGTTGGCGAAAAGATGGAGTCTTCGGTAACATCTTCTTGTTGGTAGACCATTGCCCAAACAGAGGGAGCGACTTCAGACCTTCTAGTAAAGAGCGAGGGTCCGTCCCACTTTGGGTAGAGTCCTTGCTCGTCTGGCTCATCTCGTTCACTTTCGGCTCTGTCAGTCTTAGCCCACAAGGTTTTCCAGTTGTTAGGCTTCTCATCAAATTCTAATACGGCTGGTTGACTGAAGTAAGTGAATGGGGATTTGCCACCCGTCCACTGCCCACCATCTCGTATCATTTTGTATAAATCTATGGGAGCGACACGGGTTCCTACTATAAGCAGTTTTCCGTGCCGTCCCAGACGTGTGATAACTTCCTTCTGAAGCCATTCAATTTGCTTCTCCCACTCGTGGGCATTTGAGTTCATCACAACATCGTCTAGGATAATCAGGTCGGCGCGTGCGCCATAAATCTGTGACCCGAATCCTAATGCTTGTACCGTAGGGTCTTTCTCGCCACTATCGCGCCCAGCACCTAGGTAAATCATATCTGCTGACCAAGTAGGTGAATCGGCTTTGTAGCCACCGTTTGGTCCAAAAGTCATTTGGAGTTTAATCCAGTTAGGATGACTCATTCTTGTCTTGATTGCTGATAAGAATTTACGAGCCATACCTTGGGTTTTAGAAACTATAATAATTCGCACATTGGGATTTGTGGCTATGCGGTAAGTCACATAGTTGATTGTGATAACCGTAGACTTAGCGTGTTCAGGAGGTACGTTGATAAGTACCCGATTGAGAGCACCCTGTTCAAAAGTCATAGAGGGATGAAGCCAGCGAGGCTGACGTTCTTCAATTAGGTCAACCCAGTCCTTGTGATGGTCAAAGAGTTTGGTATCTAGGAATTGCTCAGAGAAATCCTCAAATGAGATATCCTTGATATTGCTTAAGTCTACCCTTACACCTTGTCCAACAAGTCGGGCTTTGTCAGCCTTATCTTTGAAGTCAGGGTCTATATGTGACCATTGCCTAAAGTTGGTGTCAGACCTGCCTACGGCAGCCATAGCCGCTGTAATAGTTGCACCTTGTTCAAGTAATACTAAAACTTCCCCTTGGGCTTGCGCCTTAGAAACGTTTTGTTTTCCAGCCTTACGACCCATTAAGTTATCCCCTTAAAACAGTCTTATAACGGTGCCCATAAAAGGGCAGTCCTCTCCCATATTTATATTATATGTATATATATTATATATTATATATAAAGGAGCCTGACGGAATTAAAGGGAGGAAGGCTCCCTGCTTTTAGATATTAAATTATTTATCTATACATATAAGATAACCTGTTCAAACAGGTGAAAACGAACACTTTGTAGAGATATATTTATTTATATGTCTTATTTGTCCTATTATGTATATATATTATACCCCCTTATATAACAGATAATCTTAGGTGGACAGTACAGTAATGATGTGGGCGCAGATTAAACAACCCTAGGTCAAATGGGCGGATAACTCTTACCCTTTAGGTTAGGTATATGCTACCAATAGGTAACTTACCAATAGGTAACTTACTCATCAGTAACATATTAATAATGAATTACTGGGAAGTAATTAAATACTTATGGCGGGCGGCTATCTCCCTGAGGGTTTCTAGCCCCCCGTTATATCTCTATTTTAAAATAGAACTTATAGAATTAATCCTCAAATTGTAAACAATCTACAATATACAAGGTTCCGCGAGTGTGACGTAAATCACACGTTTTACCCTTGCCTTATGTCTTACGGCGTGAGA